CTTCTCGTTGCGGCTCACGCTCTGCTCGTATTTAATGGAGTTGTAGAGGTTGCCTGTGACCACCTTGCCCCGTGCCTTAAGGGAGATGCGGGCGCGGCGTCTTACTTCCTTGCCCATCTTCCCCAGCTCCTTCATGGAGTTGGTCATGGGTACGCGTGTCCCGTCTATGGTTATGTGTGTCTTCACATCCTAAAATAGAAAACCCCGCCGAAGCGGGGTCTTTCTTTTTATGTAGGTGTTGTATGGATTACCCGACCAACTCGACAAGGTCGAGGTATTCGTTCCAAGTGATAACCCTGCAACGCTTAGGCGAAAGGCTAACCACGTCCCCGGTGCTGGTCTTAATGTCAGCAAAGGTTTGAACGTTCATTTCGTAGTCGCCTCCGTCGTTCCATACGTTGAGGACTTCGCCGAAGATGCCGTTTCCCGCGTTTACAAACTTGCCGTCGATGTTGTTTTGTGCGTTGTTCATACCTCAAAGATAGGCACAAAGATTAAACCACCAAACAAATAAGCAAATTATTTTCTCCTTCATGCGAAGGCCGCCGCGCAAAGGTCGAGCTCGTTGGAGGTCACAAGTTGCACCGTACCCACCCACCCCGTGAGCAGATTGTCGAAGCGAGCCGTGAAGGGTTCGCAGTCCACAGGAAGCGAGATCGTCACATCGCGGTCCACGTCGCTCTGGGCGCTCAAGACCTGGGCGTACTGACTGATGATGTCGTTCAACGTGCGAAGCGTATCCGAGTATTGTTCTTGTGCGTCCGTCTGTCCGGGTAGGATCATATCCATCACAAGGATATCCAGCGAGTACGTCATGGTTCCCCGCTCGATACTTGCGCCGCTGATGTCGGCGTAACAGATGGGGTACTTGTCTCCGGCCAGCTTCTGGATATCGACCTCTGACATCTCGCCCTCCTTAAAGGAGCGGATGAAGCGATGGGATAGAGCGACGGTTCCGAGCTCGTCGATGATTTGGTTTATGGTTCTCATAGGTTCATTTTTTGTTTTTCGAGGAGGGCGCGGTCTTGTTCATAGGCCAGCCAAGCGAGGGCCGTTTCGAGGTGCGTCCTTTCCACCTGCGGTAGTTTAGTAATGTCCTCCCCTGCGAGATGGACAAACGTGGCGAACCATCCGTATTTCTCGGATAGTTTGGATCCTTCACCGCCTGTGAAAAGCTGTGCAAAGCGACCGCTAATGCGTTGCCGGTACGCAAAAAAAAAGCGGCGGCGCCCAGTGCGTGGCCCATCTTCATCTCCTGGAAGAACTCCGAGCGGTCCTCTCCGTCGTAGTCTGCGATGCGGTAAAATTCACCATGCTCCTCGACGATAGGGCGGTACAAGATGCCCATGACCTGGGGCAGGTGTTTGTCCAGGGAGTCCGCGCACAAGGTCTCGATGTCTGCGAATTCGGCCACCGTGATCCGTGAGAGGTTGGGGTGGAAGCCGTAGCGCTGGTCCAGTTCAATGGTCCTTTCAAGTGGGTGGTCTTCGTCGTACTTGTCGAGGATGCCCCCGATCACGCCTCCGATGTGCTGGATGTCGGCTTGCTCCATGGCCATCACTTCGGCCCGCTCCAAGTGGCAGAGGATGCAAATGGTCTGCACCACCTGCTCCAGCTCGTTCGAGTCTGGGATATCACGAACCTCCATGTATTGGGAGATGGTGATGTCGTAGAGCGTCTCGGGGATTCGGATGGTCTTCTTCACGTTATCAAATAGACGAAAGGTAGGGACATAAAAAAAGGCCCCGGAGGGCCTGTACTTTGAAGCGGATTAGGACCGTTATCCAATGTGAAGAGTGAGCTTGTAACCGTTGGCGATGAAGTCGCGAACCTGCGGTTCATTGGTGCGGTTGTAACGCTTGACCATCTTCTCGGCGCAGTGGTTGAGGACCTCTAGGCTGATGCCGCTGTAATCGGAGCACTCTTCTAGCTGGGCGTTCTCAATCATCATGCTGCTGCGAGTGTTGTTGTAGTCCAACAGATTGCAGCGGAAGGTGGAGTGGATGAAGTTCATGTCGTTTTGTGTTTGTTTGTCGTTGTTGACATAGCAAATATACAACTCTTTTTTGCTTCTCCAAACATTCACGCAAAAAAAGTTTGCATTTATGCGAGGAAGTAGGAACCGGAGCGGGAGGTGGTGAGCAAGTTCAAACACACGTACCGCACCGCGTCGATGCCGTGGTTGTCCTTGTCGACGGGTCTGTTCAGGTTGCGCCCGTTCTTGTCCTGCTCCCATCGGTACGCCCTCAGCTCCTTTTGTAGGTGGGTGCTCTCGGCGGTAACCAGGAGCTTGTGCCTTCTCATGATGTCGATACCCTGACGGATTGAGTCCGGACCCTTGCGGGCGGGCTTGACGTTATGCCCCAACCGATACAGCTCCTCGATGCTCTTGGGCTCGGCTGAGTCTGCTATGATGGTCTGACAATCGAGCTTGTCCAGCTCCTCTCCAATGTCCGGATTCGTGAGGCCGGTGGAGTAGAGGCGCTCGTGAAGGATCAGCGTGTGACCGTCTTGGTATACGTCAATCACTGCCGTCGGGTCGTTGGTGAATCCGAAGTCGAGGCCGGTCCCGATGCGCTTACCGGATACCTCTCCCACCTCCCACGTGAAGACGGCGGCCTGGTTCACTCCTCTCTCTCCGAGTCCGTAAATTCTCCAGTAATTCGGGTCGGCGTCCTTCAGGCGTTCTATCTCTGCGATGGTGGCCTTGTCCAAGTAGGGGTTGTCCTTGTATGTGGTGCGGAAGAAGCTGGAGTCCTCTCGTGGGATGACGTCCTCGTATATCCAGTGATATTCGTCCGAGGGGTTGAAGTCGATGATGACCTTGTTCGTGGTCCTCAGGAGGAGTTGCCTCCAATCTTCCAAGGCCAGCTCGTTCGCTTCGTTGATGAAGAGGATGGACCGCTTCCGGCCCCTGACCTTTTGCGGCTGGTCTACGCTGATGAACTCGACCAGGTTTCCGAAGAGGACGTAATTCGCCTCGCTCTTGTTGTGGAGGTCGGGGTTATATGCGTCCTCCCTTTCGAGTATCTCGAAGAAGTCCCTCATGGCTGTAGCCCTCAGCGCGGGGAATGTCTTCCGGGCTATGGTGATGACGGCCCCAGCGTTCTCGTTCTTGTAACACAGCTCGACGATACTCTGAAGGATAGAGTACGTCTTGCCCGATCGCGTCCCGCCTTGGTGGATTTGAATCCGGGTGTCGCACCCTTTGACGTGGTAGTATGTGGCGGGTTGCCTCAAAACAGTTGAGCCTGTGAGTAAATAGGAGCCTCCGAGTATCGGGAGTTGTCACCCTTGGGATATGGCTCCTCGGCATACTTCAACGCCTTGCGCCACCGCTTGCGCTGGGTCTTTGAGCCTATGAAATAAATGTATCGATGCTTACTGGAGCGATGTTTGCGGGGATGGTCTTCGGTTGCGTCATAGTGCCGGGAATGCTTGCCGTCTGCCGTGCCGATATCGGTTCGCTCTTTGGTCGCTCCGGTGTAAATCCAGTTGGTGGCTTGATAGATGTATCCGACGTGTCCTTGATCGGTGTCCGCATAACTGACCACAATCATCGGCGGAAGTTGGCGCAGACATTCAGCAACGAACCAGCTCAGGATATTTGGCGTCTGGTCGGAGACGCACAACCGATTCAGCTCGTACACGCTCTCGGAATGCTCAGGGCCACACACCCCAATACACAACCACGGCGAGGCTGGTTTGCCGAATGTACAAACCCCTTTCATCTTGCCGTCTTCGTACAACCCGAAAGCGTAACTAATGGAACACATCCGGCGGGCGTAATGCCGACCCAACAGCCACGGTTTACACTGCTCGGAAGTGATGCGGGTCGCTTTATGTGGCAAGGCGTTCAAGCATTTTGTGGTATCGTTGAGGGACCTTGTAGCCTTCGTCCTGCATTCGCTCAGGCAAACGACCTGCATGGACTTGAGCTTGGTCGATCACCCAGTCGTCTTTGATTCTTTTGAGCCATACTTCGCAATTGTCGTCAGAAACAGCCTCACGCAATTCCTGTTGGGTTGGAGTATCCCAGTCGTCTTCGTCGATGTTGTACACCCTCCATTCGTAATTTGTCATGATGTAAAGATACAACAATCTTTGCAAATATGCAAACTCAACTCACGTCCGCGTTGTCATCGGTGAACCACGAGAGCTGCTTCTTCTCGGCCACGCCTATCTCTTGCCTCTCCACATATCCCCGGTTCTTGCCCTTG